TATACCGATATTAAGGACCCGCGCCCTATTTCACAGATCAATGGGAATGACAAGGCCGATTATTCTCGTTATATGTACGCCATAGCGGATTATATTAAACTGCAAAATTGGTATGCATTTGGGAGAACACCGGTTGATATAGCCGACAGGATTACGGAAATATGCAAACGCGCTTCTGAAATTTTTAATTCAGATTTCAAGAAGTTCGATGGGCATTTGAGCAAAGTGCTACGTGAGTTGGAAAGCATTATATTTATGAGATTTTTCTCTAATGAATATCATGCCGACATCACGCGTTTACATGATGCTCAATTTAATTTGCCAGCTCGAGGGAGAATGGGAACCAAGTATGACGTTGAGTTTCAACGCTGTTCAGGTTCTCCTGAGACCTCACTGGCAAATACCATTGCTAACGCGTTTGTAGCGTTTCTAGCGTTTCGGATGACTAAGGTTAATGGCAGGTTTTTATCCGCCGATGAAGCCTATTCCAAGTTGGGGTTGTATGGGGGGGATGATGGAGTCACAGCTGATGTGGATCCGGAGAAATACGTAAAGGCTGCAAAGATGGTGGGACAAGAAATAGATGTTGAGGGTATCAAACGGGGACAACCCGGGGTTAAATTTTTGGCTAGAATTTATAGTCCAAATGTTTGGTTCGGGGATAACACTTCCTGTTGTGACTTGTACCGTCAATTATCTAAATTTCACACTACCGTCTCTTTGCCACCTAATGTCACACCAGTTGAAAAATTGGTGGAAAAGGCACGAGCTTATTGTTTGACTGATGCTAATACACCAGTCCTTGGCCCATTATGCGTGGCTATTGTTTCTCACCAAGATGCGCTGAATATGCCTGATTCTGATAATTTGAGGATCTGGAATTCAGACGTGCGTCTTGAGAACCAGTACCCTAATGCGTATGGGCCGTGGATGGTGGACTACGTTAACAAATCATTACCTGATTTTAGACATGATTTGTTTTATAATTGGCTCAAGCGTATCTCTGCGGGTTCTCCGATGCATGAGTTTCTGACTCCACCAGTGTGCTTGGTAGCAAAAGAACCGGATGTGAAAATTCCGGTTGTAGTAAATCACGAAGTGAAGTATCCCAAGCGTGCTCCCACCCAAACTAAGGTTTGGAAAACTGTCCAGAAAGCGGGTTTCCGAACCCCTGGACATAAGTCCACCCGTTAAGACCACTTTGGAGTGTTAGCCGGGCGTTGATTCGTCCGCATGCGAAGTTAGCACTCTAGCCGCCAAATGGAATAGGCGCCCCAGTTCTGGATGGGGCGTTCGAAATATGCCGAAGAAGAATCGAGCTACGCAACAACGCAAGAAGAAGACCAAGAATAAGAAAAACGGCTTGCCCTTTGCTGGGCTAGCCGGACGTATCATTCCTGGCCTCGATAGCATCGCCGAAAAGTTGGCGAATAAACTGGGACCTGTGTTAGCTGAGGCTATCCCTTTTCCCACTTCAGGTACTACTATGAGCATTACCCCACCATCATTATTAGCACAATATGATAGATCCTTACGTGTCACAGCACCCGCTGCCAATGGAACCTACTTTGTTAACCGAAAAGCGAAGATGCGGAGCACTGGCACAGGGATGCGAGTGATACATCGTGAATACTTTGCTGATTTGAACCTTCCTACAAGTGAATTTAATGTCGCGGTTGATGAACCCATCAATCCAGGCAACCGAGCTTTGTTTCCTTGGTTGTCGGGAATTGCGACACGTTTTGAAGCTTATAGGTTCAATAATCTCAGTGTAATTTATGAACCTGGATCATCAACTGACAATGATGG